TCAAATTAACGGCTTAACTATTCAGAACCTCCAAAAAGCAGTTGATGACAAGCTCGTCAAAGTCGATATTATAGCCAACCACTTAACCGAAGATAGTGACGGTGAAACCGTACTTAAAGAAGCGTTTAATGATGAAGCTGTTAGCTCTTTTTTGGCGACAGGTCTGATTGACTTCTGGCATGATAGCAAAAACCCCGAACTTACAAAAGAAGGTATAAATAGAGCTGTAATCGGTAAACCTATCGCATTTAGATGGGAAAACGGACTTCCTGTGGTTACGGCTCAACTTACAAAATCACACCCCATTGTTCAGACTATGTTGCCTCACCTTGAAGCTGATAATCCGGTATTTGCAGCGTCTATCGGTGGCAGTAAAATGGTTATGCAAGTCAAAGACAGTGAGGGCAACGAAAAGCGCATCATACCTAAAATCAGATGGGATCACCTTGCCATAGCTCCATGTAACTCTGTAATTAACCGTGAACCTGGCGTTAATGTCCGTATGCTTGCTAAAGCCAAAGACATAATTGCCGAATTTAATGATATTACAAGCTTTAACATGATGAGTGCTAATATATTCTCACAAGAAACCGAACTCAGAAAAGCACTTGAAGCCCCTCAAAGCGTGGCAGATCTATCAGAAACCCCTGGTGGTGTAATTACAAAACAGAGTCTTGAAAAAGGTATAGTGTCACTCACTTTTACCGAAGATGAGGCGTGTAAGCTTATAGACACCATGATAGGCGTTAAAAATAAAACCATACCCATGACTGAAAATGAGTATAAGAACCACTTTAATAACGATGTAGAATTTGCCGACAAATCTTATCGGCTATTCGATAAATATTTCAAAAAAAAACAACAAGGAGCAATCGTAACATGATAACAAAAGAAGAATTGTTACAGAAAGGAATTGCCTCCGAAGAAGTCGATAAGATTATCTCGGCTCTCGAAGGACAAACAGAAAATTCCTCTCCCCTTGAAGCTCTAAATAAGGCACTGAATGATGATTCAGAAATGGATAGTCTATTCAAAGCTAAAGAGGGAGAGGACGATGAGGATGACGAAGACGGGGAAGAGTTTGACGAAAAATTCATGAAAAAGATGAAAAAGTACATGAAAACTAAAGAACACTCTGAGCCTGATGGGGATGAAGGAATGTTTGGTAAGATGAAAAAAGCCGTAGAGACCGTTGATCCTAACGCTGAAGGTGCTATTGTCGAAATGGCTGAACTTTCTCCTGTGCTTAATGCCATGGTTGAAACAGTTGAGGATATGGCAAAGGCTATCTCAAGTCTTACAAAAAAGATTGAACTTATATCTTCTCAGAACAGTGAAAGTTATAATCTCATGGCTAAAGCTGCTGCCGTAACTGCTGAAACCGCTGAAATCGTAAGTGGAATAGGTAATGCTCCGCTGGGTCGTAAAGGCGCACTTATGGCAGACATGAAAAAAGCTCAAACACTGCCTTCAGTAGATTCTCAAAAGGTCTGGACTGTACTTGCTAAAGCTATCAACAACGGCGATATAAAAGCAGGTGAAATTGGATCAAAATTTGAAAGCTCTGGAAAGCGTTTTAATTTTCTAAGCGACGCAGAACAGAGTTATGTAAAAGAACTTATGACAAAGGAGGCTAACTAATGGATGAATTATACATGTTAGCAGATTCAGATATGGGTATTGGTTCCATGTCTCAACTCGAATCTCTCAGTAAGGCTCTCTCTGCCCCTGCGAGTTCGGACGATCTTTACAATACGCCTGGTGGTACTCTCACCATGCAAAGTCTTGAAATGATGCTTGCTACTCTTACTCTGCAAGCTACAGATTTTACTCTATGGCAGGACATGAATAAGATGAAAGCTTATTCTACTGTTGAAGAGTACAATCAGCAAATCGGTCTTGGTATCAGTGACGGTGGTTTTGTTGACCAGTTCAGCAATCCTTCTTTTCAGGATGCCGACTTCATCAAGCAAATTTCAGTTGTTAAGTTTATGCGTGAGGGCTGGAAAATTGGTGATGTTCAGGAAGCTACAAGAACCACTATTGACGTAAGAACCCGTCAGCAGAGTGTTGCTATGGGTAGGATGCTCAGAAACCTTGACAGAGCATTGTACAATGGTAACAGCGCATGGGTACCTGAGAGCATAGACGGTCTTGCGACTACTATCTCTGCGTCTTCTTCTGAGCAGATTTTTGATATGCGTGGTGGTAACGTGACTATGGGAACTTTCAATCTCGTTGGTCAGCTTATTACCGAAGGTAACGGAAATGCGGAAAACTCTAAGATTTATGTTTCACCAGCCGGTGTTCAGAATCTAAGCACTATCCTTGAGGACGGTACTACCGCAGGTAACAATCGTAAGATAATCAAGTCCGGTGACGGAAACGTGACTATCGGTGGTAAAATCAGCGGAATTATGACTAATTTCGGTGAGATGAAGCCCCGTATGGATAAGATTCTTGGTCTTGAGTTTGAAGCTCAAGGAGTTCCTAAGTATAAGAATAACAGTACCGGTGCATGGGTTGAGGGCGCAACCTCTGATAATGCTCCTTCTATGCCGTCTATAGCTCTTACAGTTAATGCGGTTGGAACCGGATCTAAGTTCAGTGCAGGCACAGTAAGACCTTCGGGCGTGGCTTATTCTTACAGAGTAAGTGCAAGAAACAAATATGGAAGATCTATTGCATGTGCAGCAGTTACCGCAGGCTCTACAGTCGCAGCCGGTGGAAGCATAAGTATAACTATAAACCCTGCTCCTGGAGATAGCGGTGCAAAAACTCCTACATGTTTTGTAATTTATTCTAAGAAAACAGAAGATGCAAACAACGATTATAGATATATGGACACTATCGCAGCAGACGGTACTAACCCTCTTGTAGCGGTTACTTATGAAGATAAGAACCTTTACATACCTGGTACTGCGAGAATGTACGTTATAGATCAGACAACTCAGGGTGAAAGCAGAGTTCTTTCATATGCTCAGCTTCTTCCTATTCATAACACTGATCTTGCGAAAGTCGGACCTTACAGTCAGGGACTTATTAACCTGTACGGTACTATGAAATACTACAAGCCTAATGTTCTTGTAGAGATCAGAAATATCGGCGTAACTCAGACAAACGGAAATCTTTACAATACAATTTAAGGCAGGATAAATCATGGCTAATTACATATACAAACCTTATTCAGACAATCCCGTGGGGCGCATAGCCCCAGAGGATATGTACAGAAACCAGAGAATTTTATCTGGTGCAGATCCGGAGTTCTTATCAGATGATGGAATATTTTATCTTGATTCTTTGATACTGGCTTCTGGTGAAACTGTAGTTATTAAAGACGGACAGGATAGGGTTGTTGTTCCAGATATGATCAGTTTTGAATCAGCTTTTAATCATATCAGATGTGATTATGGAATTAAAATCACGGGTAATGTGGTTATGGCTAAAGGTTATGTTGTGGAGAACGTGATAAAACCATGATACTCAGCGTAAGCGAAAGACTTCAATTTCAGTATTTACTTCCAGTTCAGGGGAATTTAAAAACTCTTGAACTGGTTGATAACATTTTAAAAAAGTTAAATATTACAGAAGAAGAAGGCGAACGGGAATTTATTTTTGAAATAGAAGAGATTCAATTTTTACAGGATTGTATAAAAATTCTTGATCAGAATAATAAGCTCAGTTTTCAATCTCTTTCAGTAATTAGAAAAATTATGGAGGAAATTACATGACTCAGTATAAAGGCGATCTTGATCCCAGCCAGGGAAATCCTAGCCTTACCGCTGTTCAGGCACTGCAAAATATTGTCGGTTCTGACGCTGCTTCTTTCTTTAATAAAATTGAGAAAGTGAGTAAGACCGTTGTAAGTGGTAGTGCAGGTGTTGAAGCGGATATTCCGTTAGGCGCAGAAATCATAGGCGTTACAGTTATCTGTAAAAAATCAAACAGTTCTGGAACTATGACTGTAATGACAGGTGCAGATACTCCGGTGGCTATTACCGATGCAATCGCATGTGTAACAGATACAGCGGTTGACTATGCAGCAACTATTGACGATGATTATAATATCGTAGGTGCAGATGGTGTTAAGATTTTCGGAAATGGTGCAGCAGATTACGGCGTTGTTTACATAAAATACCTGAAATAAGGAAATGATATGACCTGTAGTAATTTAGTTGGCTTCGCTTTTGATAATCCCGATCTGGACAATTCTTACCATGCCCCCAAATGGGGGCTTTTGGTAAGCCCTCATGAATTGAGATATGACGAGCTTTTCGGGAACCCGTTAATTGCCGAAGCCGACTCTTTTACTTTTACAGATGAACAGCTCATGGATTATGCCCGTGTATCTATAGCATGGCTTGAACGTGAGCTTAATATCGACATACTTCCAAGACTTATAAGATATAGAGATGATATTGACGGAAACGGAAACGAAGTTCCCAGAACTGATGTCGATGACAGCGCATATCTAAGCACGTTAAGAACTGGAAAGCAGAAAAAAGAACTATATATCAGAGAAAGCGGATATCCTTACCGGTTAATTCAAGCCCGTCATGAGGCACGAATTAAATTGAGGAGAAGACCTGTGAGAGAGGTTTTGAGTGCGAAATTTGCAACGCCTTATGTCGGGACAACTCTCATAGATCTTATGCCTTATCGCATGGTTAAAAAAGACTTTACCGGAGTAATCCACTTCAGACCTAACCGTACACCTTTAAAAACTCTGGGATGGGATCAGATATGGCAGACGTACTTACTTGCGCCTTATCTCAGAGATATGCAGGACATATTTTTAATTGATTACACCACGGGTTACGCAAATGCAGAGGAAGTTCCGGACGAATTAAGATATATTATTAAAAAAGCTGCAGCAATTACTTTAATGGCAACGTATGGAGATGGTAAGTTTGCAGCAATCGCAAGTCGAAGCGTAAGCCTTAATAGCGTAAGTGAGTCAGTAGGTACGACTTTATCTGCTACAAGTGCAGCGTTCGGAGCGAGAATATTACAGTATCAAAAAGAAATAAAAACATGGCTTGCAACAAATAGACAAAAATACAGCAGGACAAGTATAGGGTCACTATGATAACTCAGTCTTACAAAAACGGTGAAAAGGAAATCAGGTTTGAACACGCCGAAAGTATGGAAGATGCGAAGAAAAACGGATTTACTGACGGCGTTTATACCAGATTTTTTATAGATAATAAGCCTGTTCAGAATTATATGGCGTTAATGACTCATATAATCAGCGAAACTCAAAGAACCGGTAAAAGGTTTATCCCTCCAAGTCCTGAAGCTTTAAAAGCTTTGCAAAAAGAAGTCATACAGACTCAGAACAATGAAATAAGAAAGCAATTACAGGCTTTACAGGCTCAGTATAAACAGCAGGGTGCGCCTGAATTTGCTCTTAAACAGCTTGAAGATGCTATGAATAAAATAGATATTACGGGCGTGAGAGTTGTTGAATAATGGGTAAAAACACCAATATCGGAGCCGATGCGTCTTTAACGGTCTATGGAAACCCTGAAAGTTTTAGAAGGGTTATAAAAAACCACGGTGTATTGGCAAAGATTAAACAAGCACTTATATGTCCTTGTAATGCCAATAATTACGGCAGCGCAGATTACCACTGTGATATTTGTAATGGTGATGGAATTGTTTATACTTATCAAAGACGGTTTATGGTTGCTGATGAAGTATCTCAGTCTTGTGGAAAGACCATAACCCCGTTCTGGAATCCGATTATTGATGTGGTAGGTGTTCAGAACCTTGCTGCAGATATTCAGGGCGGTATTACCAATTATACCATTGAAAGCTTTAATGAAACCAGTATAACGGTAGAAGAGGATTTACCAAGTTTTCAGCAAAAACGAAGCACTTATTATTTTGACGGCTGGACATATGTTGCCAGTGATAAACTTGTTGTTGATGCGGATAATGGTATAATGACAGCTCCGCAGGCTATATATAATGCAGAACGTCAGTCAAGTAACCCCTTAAAAGCTTTTGCGGATATAGCAGAGGTTGTAAAGGTCTGGAATATTGAGACAGGTGAAGAAATAGTCAATTATACTTTTTTCGGTAACACCATAGTTACAAAAGAAACCATAGTTCCGGATAAAATGTATGCAGAGTATTATTTAAGCGATCTCACTCAGGTAATTCCGAACGACTTAGCGACTCAGAATAATAATGAAGTATATACGCATGAAATGGTTTCGGGAACAGTAAGAATGGCTTTTTATCCGTTCTGGGATTTGAGTAGAGGCGATATAATTACCCTTGTCGGTACTGTGCTTTATAAAAACGAACAATTCACTCATTTAGGCAAAGAGCTTGATCAGCTCTGGGAAATGGAAGTCTTTGACCTGAACGATGTAATTCTTGATAGTGAGAGTAAGAAATATTATATAGGCACTGATTATATATTACAGGGAAGAAATATTAAATGGATCTCTGATAATAAGCCGAAAAAAGGTTCAAAATGTAGTGTAAGATATGGTTATAAACCTTCGTTTATTGTTTTTGAAGATAATCCGCAGGAAAACAATCTTGAAAATAAACAATATCCGAAAATAGTAATGACAAAGGCATGGACAAAGATTGACAAAAAAGAAGTGGCGAGGCTATCGGGAATATGAAAATAATAGCCGAATTTAGTGATTACTCTGTTCAGAGCGTAGAATATTTCTTAAATGCTATTGAGACCGGTTTAGAGGCACGGGACCTGTCAGGATTAAGTAACGGTAAGATTGAGATATTAACCCCTACAAAAGAACACCCTCTTGTAAAGCTCATGGCAAGTGCTTTAAATGCGAACATAAACCTTGAAGATGCAAGAGAAAGTATTATACCGGCTATAAGCGTAACTCCTGGTAATTTAGCCGATGAAGCGCAGACAATGGGTAAATCATATCAGCCTATGATTATAACTGATTCTTGGATTGAAGAATTTAGAGAATTACAAAATAAAACTGAAAAAGATATACAAAAGGATATGCTTATTACAAAGACTCAAATTGAAAGCATAATAACTGAATATAGAAAAACAGACGGTATAATGCGTTGTCAGAAAAATATGTGGGGATGGAATGAAGAAATCAATATCAGTGCATGGTCTTCTTCCCCTGATCTTGACGTACTATTAGGCACGTTGCTTGATTCTGTACTTGCTAAAATTGTACACGGTATGGCAGGCGACAGCTCTCCTCTTAAAAATATGAAGTACAGAGTTACAAAGGGTCTGACTAATTTCAATTTTGGGCGTGTACTTTTCGGCACAGAATATAACTTGACATTTTTCAATACTTATCATAATTATACGATATTCACAGAAGATCATTTATCAGGACACGATCTTAACGGTACATTTAAAGTTCCAGGGAGTGCAGAGACATGGCAGCAGACAGAATAACCTTAGAAGAATATCTCTCTAATTATTCAGATAAACGAAGAATTGATAACGTGATAAAGCAGTGGTTTGTCTCCCGAAATGGGGCAAAATATTGTACAAAAACAGTCAAAGAATGGGAAAAAGAGATAAAACTTTTTTTCGCAGAAACTGAAAAAACTAAATAAGAGGTAAATGGGTATGGCAGCATATTATGATTTTGCCGGACAGAAGATTATAAAACCTGGATCATATACCAAGAGGTCTTTCCCTGCAGAACAGGGTCTTGGGAATCTGACCGGTCGTGTAATCATAATGGGAGAAGCTACAAAAGGCGGTATTCCTTTTAATGCTTATGATGAAGTTGAGGACGTAATAAATACTGTAAACGGACAAGCTCAAGCTCTTAATGTGTTTGGTGGTGGTCCTCTTTATTACGGTGCTGAATTTTTCCTCACCCCTTCTAAAGACGAAAGATTTAACTCACCTTCAAAAGCTGATTGTATAGTTGTTAACGAAATGACTCAAGCCAGTGCGGTTTTACAGAACGGTGTTACAGAAATTATTGATGTTAAATTCAATAAGTTTGGAACCGATGGTAACCAATCAGCGATAAAAACAAGCGCAGGTAGTACAACAGGAAAACTTTTGCAATTGCTTTATAAAGGTAATGAACTCTTGAATAAAGACAATCTTACACTGCCTATGCTTAGCGTTCAGTACACCGGTGCAAGTGATTCAAGTCTTTTGAGTATATCTAATACTAAAATAACCACTGTTTGTTCGGGTGCAACAGGTGACAACCTTGATATTACTCTTGCCGATTATGAAGATCTTGGCAGCCTCGTTAATTTTATAAATTCTAAAACTGCATATACTTGTAATCTTACAGGTAAGAGCGATGAAAGCCCTAAAATATTTGATGTTGTAACAGGTCAGGATATAGTAACCGCTGCTTATCCTTGCGTTGCTATTGTAGAGGCATTGATAAGAGCTATAACGGGGTCGGAAGCTTTTACCGCTACTCTTAAAACCGGAGCTACAAGACTTATTCCTGATAACCTGGCTAATTTCTTATTTCTGACCGGTGGTACTGTAAGTGCTGCAACAACTCAAAACTGGACAGATGCACTTGAAAAACTTGAAAAGTATGATGTAAACGGTCTTGTAATTATGAGTGGAAGTGCAACGATTAAAGCACTTGTAAAAGCTCATGTGGAAAAAATGAATGGATTATCTGTTAAAAAATACAGACAATGGATAAGCGGAGCAAGTACAGTTGAAAACACAAAAGCTCTGAGAATTGCAGAAATGAAGTCAATAAACAGTGCTTATGCAGAGTATTGCGTAAGTCCTTTTAAGAGATACGATTATGTTAATAAAGTCGTTCCTACAGATGATTTCGAAGCATATTATCTTGGTGCTATGATAGCAGGTCTGAGATATGCTAATAATGTCGGTATGGATGTTGTTTTTAAATATCTGAACGTACTTTCAACACCGGAAATAGCAGAAGAAGATCAAAACGATTATGCCGAAGCCGGAGCGACACTTATTCAAAAGACTAACAATGTTTTCAACGGTACTCAAAATTTTGAAATACTTATAAATAACACTACTTATCAGGGAAGTCAGGTTACTCGAACTAACCCTGCAGTGGTTTATGAAATCAATGTTCTTACAAAATTCTATGAAGAATATATCATAGAGCAACTCAGAGCGTTAGATAGCGTTGCAAACTCTGTAATAATTGCAAGTATCCAGAACAAAATAACCACTTATCTATTTCCCGTACTTTTCAGAGATAGTTATAAATGGATTACTGATTATACAGATCCGGACACAGGTGCGGTTCAGCCAGCTTTTGCAAATGTTGTATTTAGACAGGAAGGTGAGCAATTCATAACCGAAGCCGTATTTACTATGAGCGTAACACCTAGATTTGCTTTTAACTTTTTTACTTTCATAACACCAGGACAATACATTTAAGGAGGGCAGTATATGGCTTTTAGATCAGGCGGTGAGCCACAGGGACCAGTTGGATCGGGTATAGACTGCTTTGTAATGCAGGACAATACAATCTTAGGTTATTCAACCGAAATGAATATAAACGAAGACTATATGCTTGACGGCGTACAAAGTCTTGGTTATTACGGGTACAGAGACCTTTTAAGTTTGGGTTATAATTGTGACTTTGATTTAGGAACTTTCTTACTCAGGGGTGCTGATATTGCAGGTTCAGTAGCGATGCCAGGGTGGCAGGCAGACGGAAATAATAACATAAACAGTGCAGGGCTTTACACGTTCACGATTTTAGATATTCACACACTCACAATTCTCTCTACAATATTGGGGGCGAAGTACGGTGGAGGAAATCTTACAATTGCGGTAGGGTCGTTAATGAAACGCCAGACCAGATGGAGAGCGCGTCAATTAATACCTGGGCTTGCGATTTCTTAAAAATAAAATAAAAATCTAAGGAGAGAATGAAACGAATGAATTTGTTAGATCTCGATAATGAGAAATTTAAAAACGTAGAGATTAAAGGACTTAAATTCCGGATCAGGGCTATGTTTCCGATTGATAAAATCAAAGTAGCCCAGAGAAGGATGAAATTTCAGGACGGTCAGGCGATAGAGGCTATGACCAACGCTGATTTTATGTTTTTTGAAAATGTGGCTATGGTTGACATCTGTACAGAAGAAATGCCGAAAGATTTTAAAACACATGAATCCTGCATTAACTGGATTGATGGGGAACTTATAAACCTTGTAGCAGATGAAATCAGAAAACACACAATAGACCTTGAAGAGGCGTTAAAAAAAAATAAACCTTCTACTGGAATCTAAAAAAGATCAATACTTTATAGACGGGTTTATGATCCGTCACTTTAACATATTTCCCACAAATTTTGATAAGGAAAATCTTTTTGAAGAACAGAAGATTTTCCTTATTTATTTAATGGCTCATATCCCCGAAATAGATCAGTGGAAGCGAAACGTTGAGTATAAAACCAGACTTGCTGAAATCAAACAACTTGAAACTATAACACTAACCGAAACCGAAATAGATATGGCAAGTATCAATGATCAGCCATTATCTCAAGTAAAAAAAGAAAAACTATTTACTGAAAAGAAAAAGCGTATAAATGAGCTTAATAAAGAGTTTGGTATAGTTGCAGAAGAACGGGAAGTAGAAAAAGTAGTTGAAACAAATACAAGTGCAAATTATAGTAACCCCGAAAGGCTTTGGGATTTATTACAGGGTAAAGGACTGGTGAAGTAATGGATTATAATATAAATTTTAAATATAAAAGTGGTGGAGGAACAGCCAGTTCCGGTATGGGCGCAATTGGTGGTATGAGAAGTAAAGCCATTCAAGCCAGTACAAAACAAGGTGCAACTGGAACTTTGAGACCTGATGACAGCGCAAAAAAGTTAATAGATACGAATATAAAGCTCAGCACAAACATATTAAAACTTAATCAGAGCGTTACCATGCTTACAGCTACTATTAAAAACCGTGGTATGGGTAGCGGTGGTGGTAGCGGTGGTAGCGGTGGTGGTGGATCTTCCGATAGTTCGGGGCACAGTATAGGTATGATAGGTGCCGGTATTGGTATGGGTGTTGGGGTAGCAGCCGGAATAACTGGATTTGCAGTACAAAAAATAAATCAAATAGGTAATGCCTATATTGAAAAAGTCAGTCAGCAAAAAGGAAGTGTTGGAGTCGGAGGTTTTAGATACGGACAGGGCATGTATAATGCTACAGAAATGGGAGAGGGTATGAAAGCCTTTGGCATGGCAAGCGGTGAATTTGCTGATGAGACATACACTTATAGAGATAAAAAAAATAAACAACAAACAGCTTTTACTATAAGACCTGACGAAAGTGCTATTCAAATGGGTAATATTTATGGTTTATCCGCTGCTGAAACTCTTGGTCAAGCCGGAACTTTTCAAAGAGCTGGAGCGGATTATTCTCAAGCCGTTAACAGAGGGGCAGGGGCAGGGCTTGAAAGTGAATTACCTGCTTTTGCTGCAACTCTTGCATCTACTTTAGAGGATGCTATTAAATCAGGTCTTGATACTTCCGATATGAGGAAAGATTTATCCGGAACATTACTTAATCTTGTAAAAAATGCGCCAGGAATGTCTGTTGAAGGAGCAATGACTGTAGCAAGGTCAGGAGCAGGAACTAAAAAATCAGGTGCAGCCGGTCAAGTTGTTGATGTTAAAGGTTTACTCGGTTGGAAGGTAGGACAGAGAAAGGCATTAGAAGATATAAACACTTCAGCAGGGTTACAATCTATTTTGGATGAAGGTATAATTGACAAAGGTCAAGCTGAGAATCTTAATAAAATAAAACAAAACAGGAAAATAACGGAAGCTGATCTTTATAAAGAAGGTGTAAATGCTTCATTTTTAACTCAAAGATCTATTGAAAAGATGCAGGACACTGATTACGCTACAGAAGTCTACAAACAGGGAAGGGAAGAATTTAAAGGATTGAAAACTGGTGAAATGTCTCAAATCATGCAATATACTGGATCTGAAAATGCAATGCTTTATAAATCAATAACTAATCCTGTAAAAGATATGAGTGCTACAGAAAAAAAAGGAAAGGAATTAAATCGTAAAAAAAGTGCAAAAGTTACAAAAGGCATAGCTGGTCAAGGGGTTTCACTTGAAAGATCAAGAGAAAATTTGTTGTTAAATGAAGGTCAGCCTTTTGCAGAAAAAACAATGGAACTGAATAAAATATTTACAACAATGGCAACTAAAGCAGCTCCTGGTGTTGTCGCTGGAATGAATAAAGTATTTGATGCTGCAGAAAGAGCCGCTTTGGGATTATCTGCTTTTGCCGAAAAAGTTGAAAAATTTAGTAATACAAAAACGGGTAAATATACTAAAGCTCTTCTTACACCTGGACAAAGTATGACCAATGAAGTAACTAAAGATCTTTATGATTATATAACTAAATAAAAGGAATACAAATGGATAATATAGTATCATATGGTCAATCAGCAGTAAAAAATGTTTCAAGTCTGGCTTCGGGGAATAGTGGGAACGTAAAAAAAATAATTTATAACGCCGGAGTTGAGGCAAGTATTGAATATTCTAATCCTAAAAAGAATTATGTAAATACTATAAGCTTGTTATTTTCACCATATGGATTACCTTTTATTCCTTTAGAACTTGTTGGATCAGATGTTGGGACTTTAATTCAAAGCATGACATGGACTAAAGACCGGAATAATCCAGGCGGTGTTTGTGCTATTGAAATAGTACCGGATTCTAAAATAATTCAAAAGATGGTTGATATTTTAAATAAATTCTCAATGAATTTATATTCTAAAATATGGGGTTCATTGGGAGTTGATTTAGAAGATCTTTTTAAGCCCATGACATTATGCCAGCTCTGGATTAACGGCTATCATGTAATGACGGGAACCATGAGAAGTTGTATGAGAAATTCCTCAGTAAGCAATGATTCTAAAATAATATCGTATGTTCTGACTATAGAAGAGCTGGGAAGTATGTATCAAAAAGATACGTTAAGACTTGATACTGTTATGGCAGATTATAAATCTTTAAATATTGCAGATTCTCTTACTAAATCTTTATCAATGGTTGCTCAGATCAAATTTGCGCCTTTGAATGTGGGTTTACAAGCTCTGGTAAACGCTTTTCTGCTATCCACTACTTTTGAACAAGGCATGACTATGAGTGACGGGCTTCCGCTATCTTTGCGATTAATAGCTCAAGCTAATCCTTTAGGTGGTATTGCCAAAACATCTTTTGCACTTAGTATGTTTGAAAATTCATCTTTATTCCAACTTAACGGACAAACTCTATGGGATTATATAAAGAATTTTATACCTCATCCGTGGATGGAAATTTATACTGAAAGCGGTGGCAGGACAATGGTTACGGAGCCACTAGGACCTCCTTCAGTTTTATTCCCTGGATTTAATTATTTAATAGCCCGTTCTGCCCCATATTCAAATCCTTTACTTGGTGGGGTAAACCCTTTTCACCTATCAGAAACTTTTATTTATGAATTATCGGTTATTCAAATGCTGCTGTATGGTGATTTTATAATAATTACAGATGACGATATACACCAGAAATCTCTTGGTTTTGACTGTGCAAATCAAGCTACTTGCTTCAGATCCACATACTCAAATCAGGGAGCGTCTAATCTTGGAGTAAGTCAATATGATAAACCCATAGTTTCGACAGGACCATTAAACCCTTTTGCAAGTGGTGGGGTTGGAACTTTTGGTAAGATTGAAATGATAGAATCAATAAATTGTGTTCAGATGTTTGATGCAGGATTAACCGGTGAATTAGGTGTGGAGATAGCTGAAAACACAATGGGTCAACCAGGATTAGGTATAATATCAAAACCGGCACTTAGTAATCTTTTAGCGGTATGGTTTAGAAATCAGAGCAGATTTAGAGAGGGAAGCGTAAACACAAGACTTATGCCATACGCAAGACCTGGAATGTACTGCCTTTATCTGCCGTCTTTATCCGGTAAAAAGCCGGAGAATTTAAGAGATATAGGTATTTATTATATTGATAGTTTAAGTCATAGTTATGATTTAGCAGATACCGATACTACGGCTTCAACAACACTTAATCTTATCCGTGGCGTACCTCTTCCGACAAGCGTTGCACAGACCGCACTTTTATTATTTGATTTTGAAATATTGCCTCCAATGTCAGGTCTTTTTGATGGAGAATTAAAATATTTAAAAGACTTGAGAGATTCACTGAAAGCGAGTATTCTATGACAAGACAGAGAAAATTTTCTAAAGATTTGGGGAAAGATACCCACGCCAGAAGTGTTGAAAATAATAAATTTCAAAAACAATCAAGGCAAACCACTGAGATATTATCAGGTCAAGTTTTAATAAATCAGCCTGAACCGGTTTTCAGTCAAAATGCGGTAACTGTTAATCTTAGTAAGGGCGGTAATATATCGGGTGTAGGAATACCAGGTGCTTTTATAGATCCTCTTACCGGTAATTTACACGGTGTTTATGAAGGTCTTATACCTGGTCAAATGGTGACTTTAGGCTTTGTAGACGGAAACTCTTCGAGCCCTATAATATTAAATAAATATCCATATCAGGGTGTTGGTAACACCCTCACTGAAAAAAGCTTTATCACTCCGATGTATCTTGCCGGTTACTCTCCAAATGACACGCTTATGGGTAATGTAAGCGGTAGTGTTATAGGCTTATACACGGGTTTAAACCCTTTAGGTGGTCGATTACTCGGAAGTATAGGTATAGACGCTTTTACTGAATGTAATATAACGGCTCAGACAAGTATATTGCTCGATGCTCTTGTAAGTGTGGAAGTCAAGTCTTTACTTGTAAAAGTAAACTCAACTACAGATATTGAAATAAACGCCACAACTTTTGTACAAATAAAAACAGCGACACAAAGCATGAAAACTTTAGTCGATGGTTTGCTTGATTTATTAACAAACTTTGCAACAGCCGGATCTCCAACAGCTCAGACTACTGATCCCGCTACAAAAGCAGCAATAGCAGCGGAAAAAGTAAAGTGGGCTGCATTATTAAAATAGAGGTGATATTATGCCAGTAGTACAAGCGACAATTAAAACCGAATTATTAGCTCTTTTTAACGCTGCTAAAGCTGCGCCTATGACTGAGGCTGATTTTGCCGATGGTATGGCAACAGCTATAATGAACGCCATACAATCAGGTACGGTAAGTGCTGGAATAGCCGTTCAAGTCGTTCCGGCTACAGGAACCGGAGCAACTACAGGTGTGGGTGTTATTGTTTAAAGAAAATTCCGGTGCTTTTCACCCATCATTTTATACAGAGTGCGATTAATCCCAGAACCTCTACAGCCCAGAGGACATATTTTGGGATTAAAACCTTTGTTGGGTAATCTTTTCATTAAAATTTCATCTCTTTCATAAAAAAAGTTTTCATAATCGCATAAATTTGTAAATCTGTATTCGTCACGATCAAGTACATGACAACATGGATATACATCTCCATCAACTCCAATAGTCAGAATAAAATCACTGGCATTACAGATCTTAAACCCAAAGTCTTTTTTACCGGCGAATATTTCCTGCCATTTTTCACTGATAATGATTTTATTACTTAAAGACATTAAATTTTTTAATGAAAATTTAATTTTTCCCAATTGTTCTGCGGTATATATATTTTCATTTATCAAGGCTTCAATAGGTCTGATATTTACATAATTAATATTTGGGAATAAATCTAATAATTCATCGGTTATATTGTATAATTCACGATAATTGTGTTCATTTACAACAATCTGAAGACCGACAACTAATCCGGTTTTATGATAATCTCTTTCAATAAGCAGCTTGTCAATATTTGCACAAACCCTGTCAAAATCTTTAGTGCCTCTGATATTATAATATGTCTGATTATCCCCTGCGTCTATGCTAATTCTTACCCAGCGAAAGTCCTGAACATATCGTTCAATCAGCTTGTCAGGCATAAACACGGCATTGGTAATCATACCCTTTTCAAAGTTTTTGAGTTCATCTAAAGCGGTAAAAATGTTTTTGTTTAGCGTAGATTCCCCTCCTCCGCTAAAATATACGGACTTTACACCGGTATAAGTCAGAAATTTATTCAAGAGCTTAATATTTTCCAGACTCATATCTTTTCCGTTTTGATTCTGTTTCTGACCACAATAACTGCAGGCATTATTACAGCGATTACTTAGGTGTATTTCAGCCGTGACGGGCTTTACCTGTTCTTCTCTCATCCACTGTGCCAGTCTTTCGGGGTGGTAAAGTATTTTGTCCGGTGCAATATATTTCATTTAAAAAGTTCTCCTTTTCTTATTTTATCAAAATCGGATAAAGCATTCGCAACCGTTACATCCATATCATTATACTTGTAAGTGCCTAACCTACCGGCGAAATGGACGTTTTTACAGCCCTCCGCTAATACAGAATAAAACTCGTACTTTTTAATATTAAATTCGTCTTCAATTGGATAATAAGGCTCTTCGTCATTTTGACTCGGATATTCTTCAGCATATACGGTAAAATCTTTTTTAAAAGCAGCATTAAACGGATTAAAATGTTTGAACTCTGTAATTCGGGTATAATCATATTTTCGTTCGGGATAGTGCATGACGCTTATTCCCTGAAAATCTCTGATATGCTCCTGTACTATTTTAAAGTTAAGGGATCTCCATTCAAGTTTTCCATAGTAATAATCAAAAAAAGCGTCAACGGCTCCGGTATAAAAAACTTTATCAGCACTAAAAAAATCTTTGTTCTGCAGATAATCACAGTTAAAATGTACGGTCAGATTGTGCATCATGTTAAAGAATAATTGGTGATAACCCTCAACCGGTACGCCCTGATAATAATCGTCAAAGTAGCTATCATTATAATCAGTTCTTACTGGTATTCTTTTCAGAGCTTGAGCCGGTACATCTTCAAATTTACAGTTCCATTGCTTTTCAGAATATTCTTTGAAAAAAGCATTATATATATCTTCATTAGAAGATAACCACCCTTCATTATTATTAAAATCAATAATTGTTTTCCTATTTATAGGGAAATTATAAACATTGTCTTTGTATTTACTCAAGACTTTATGAGTAAATTGCTTAAACTCTCCAAACCTTGTAATATAATCCCAGACCTGTTTATTACTGGTATGAAAAACATGAGGACCGTATAAGTGAACATCTATTCCGTTTACGTCTTTACTTGCACAGTTACCACCTATAGTATTCCGCTTTTCAACAAGTAAGACCTTATATCCGGCACTAGTTAGTCTCTCAGCCATTACCGCATTATACAAGCCTGCGCCTACCAGAAGGAAATCGAATTTTTTCATAATCTAAATAGCTCCAGATTAATAGGATCATAGACATATTCCATTTTCTCACTTGTCTGCAGACTCTTGTCATTGTTACAAACAGTTCTTAACCCATCACTCGTTATCAGCTTATCCTTCCACGCCTCTTTCAAGTAGTTCGGATTATCTGCTATTTGTTTGTCTATGTAGAAAAATCCATATCTGTTTATCCAGTTCTTACGCTGCAGATTAGTTTTTTTCTCGTATTGTTCAAAATTACGTTCCGGAAAATGAGCGTAAAAAGCCTGTTCCGGACTTACTTCGACAATGTTTTCCGAACCGATTATACTGTGAAAACCAGTGGAATAAATCATTGTCGGTGAAAATTTACCGTTTGTTTTAACCCAGCCTTTATCGGTTACATCCATAAAATCTTTGCATCTGTACTTCATGTTAATGAAAGCATTTTCGCTAACATCGGCATCGGATCTGTAATCAATCCATTTATACGACAAAATGATATTGTCTGAACTATCAAACTGTTTTAAAAAATCTTCGATATTTTCATGCTGTTTCAAAACCAGAAGTTCATCTGCATCACTGCCGATAATCCAGTTCATACCGTCAGCTATTGCAGCATCGGTTAAGACTTTAAAGTCCTGTTCATGATAATGCTCGTCATTATCATTAAAGAAAGTCTTTACACTTACATCATACATTGTTTCAAATAAGAAAACATGGTTTCTTAAAACCGGATCTGATTTATGAAGCATAAGATAAAAATGTTTTATACCCAGATTATAATAATAAAGAAGCATATCGGGAAAGACATCATTGTCCTGCGGATTGACTACGCAAATAAGAGCTATATTCATTTATTCACCTTTATTACTATCGTATGACCGTTACCGACTTTATCATCGGTTTCCTGACTATCTATAATTTTCCATCCCAAGCCATAGGTTTCATTACAAAAATCAATTAGATTAACCATAGTTTCTAAGGTGAAAATCCATATATGACAACTATTATCATTTAAAGGCTGGGGATTATTATACTGTTTGTAAAAATCACTAATTTCAGAAATAGGACGGTTTACATCATTCGGATCTGCGTCACGTTTCGGAAATATCATAAACACTATTCCCTGGTTTTTCAACACTCTTTTCCATTCAAGAAAAGCTCGTATCGGGTTAGGAACGTGTTCAATAACATGCGAACTGACGATATAATCTTGTGAATTGTCTTCAACCGGTATTTCTTCAGCGGTTCCGTACATATCGGGTTCAATATATTCACCACACATGCTTATTTCTGATTCTTTCCAAAACTCAACTCTTTCTTTATGAGCTAAAAATTTACAATTTTCCAGTCCAAAAGGGTTGTGTGCTGCTGCGCCAATTTCTATACCCTCACCTTTACAATATCGGTGAGCAATTTTGCTTTCGGGGAACTTCATACTATGTATAACACCTCTTCTTGTTTTTTAAAATCATCGACATCGACAATTATTTTATGACTGTTTAATATCTTTTTAGAAAAATATTCTGATAATCTGACAAAAGTTTTTACACCGTCCCTGATATGATACGCTGCAATTGCTATGTACGGAATAAAAGCAAAGTAAGCCGAATTTGTAAAAGCTTCAATTTCAGCCCCTTCTATATCGCAAAATATACAGGTAGGGTCATATAGTTTTATCAAATCATCGAGAGCGATTGTAAGTATTTTAGTTTCAAACAAAGCTTTATCAGTCCAGTACATAAAAGGAATATCTTTTAATCCAGATATAAAAGTGTTTTGTTTGTTTTCAAAAACTGCGGTACCGGTTCGGTCACTAACGGCAATATTAAGAGCAGTGGCGTTTAACGGCATTTCTTTTAAGATAAATTCCATCATGTCCTTGCAAAGTCTTATATCGGGTTCGACATTAATTACAAAAACATTCTTTTCGATTATTTCATCTTTTTTTTCTCTGATAAAATCACCATCATAAGCACCAAGAATTAAAACCGTATCATTCGGTTTTAATTCTCTGTATTTTAAGTAATTGTGATCCATTACTTGATTATCTCCTCGATTATTTTTATTCGTTTTTGATTTATCTGAGAAAGTAAGAGATTATTCCTGATATATTGCAAGCTCTTTTCATAATTTTCTTTTCTAAAACTTCGGCTGTTTATCGCTTTTTCAAATACATAGCCGAAATTGTTTGAATAATTTATAACCCCTGGTTTATCAAATTCAGGTAAGTTAGGCGTAATACAACACGCTCCGGCACTTGTAGCTTCCAACCATGCAATATTACTTTTACTCTGATTAAAAGGTGTATCTACAAGCGGAACTATATGTATTGCAGGAGTGATGTCTGATAAAAACTTGTTGTATTTGATTATGTCAAGTTCTTTAGAAACGCAAGTACTTTGCTCTATCTCATCTGCAATATACCATACATTGTCTCCGATAAAAACCCAATCCCATTCTGGAAAATTCTTTGATATTCTAATCATATCCGCTTTACACGAAAGCAAGTCGTTTCTATGTGTCGCACTTCCACGCCAAGAAATACGCTTCGCACTGACCTCTTTCTTTTCCAGTTTATAATTATAATCATTAAAAGCGTTTTCAATGACTATAATGTTAGGATTGAGATTTTTAAAATACTGTTTTATGTGGTCAGTGCTTACGGTAACTATATCAGCGTTTTTAATCGCATATTCCATGTTTTTGACGATATGCTCTTGAGTGAAATAATCATAAGCCGGATTATCAGCGGTTATTTCCGGCAAGCAATCGTCAAAGTCAATCCAGACCTTAACCCCGAAGTTTTTAGCAGCGGTCATTGACTCAATATAATTGTTTTCAACGGGACGGACCAGATACAGAATATCACAGTCAATGAGCTTATTCCAGCTCATGCTATCAATGTACTCAACGCTTATATCGGGTCTGATTTTACACAGCTTTGACAGAACTCCAAGACCACGATAATAAGAACAAGCCCCTTTTGGCGCAATATCACATACTTTTATTTTAATCATTTATACCTCTGTTGTCCATTGTTCTGACATAGCTTTAGCTATACCGTCAAAAGTTACGCTTCTTAATCTCGCTCTTTCTTCTACTGTTTTAGCATGAGCAGCGTCCATAAACCATTTAGCTTTTCGTTTACCGCTGGCATAAGTCACCATTTCACCCTTACCCACAATTTCAGTCGGTATAAGTTCGGGTAAATTTTTAAGCCAAAGTAATGTCTTTTTTTGCGCTTCGTCTCCAAATTGATAAGGTTGAATTATTTGAGTATGAACAGGTAAATCATATATTTTACTTGGAACGGGGTTTTCAATTGCGATTTTATCAATAGGAGCATTCAAAAGTTTTATAAAAAATTTTTTAGCTTCTAAACCTTTATTATATCGCTCAACATTTAAAACTCCTTTTGGGTAAAGCCACCTTGCACCGGCATGAGAAAGAAAGGTGCAAGGTGGGTGGGCTATCATCATATCCCATGTGCCGTTATATGCTATTTTTATAGCATCATCTTTTATATGCCATTCGGGATGACCGCCACTACAATCTATCAAGTCGCAACTAAAAGATTCGTGCCCCAAATTTCTTAAATGCTTTGTAATCGTCTGACTTTCTTCACACGCTACTAATATTTTCACTTTTTTCTCCTTTTAATCATTTCTCACTTAATTCAGCTTTTGTGATTTTAATTTTTCATAAAAATCTTCTAAAACATGTTCTGAATTAATTCCATTGGCAATACATATTCTTTTAACAAGTTCAATCAATTCAGCATTAGATTTTTCAAGCTCTTTGATATATTTAACAGGTGGAAAAGCATCTGCAAAAATCATCTTTTCGCACCATTTTAAATATTCATCTCTTGCTTTACTCATTTCTTATACTCCGGATGATCTTTTATTAGAGCTTTAATAACATTTTTTATTTCAATTAAATCAATTTCGCTGAATCTAAAAAATTCATTTGGGGCGGTATTCTTCTCAATTTTTGCAATTCTAGCTTCAACCTTCTCAACCAAAGCCTCAAGCTCTGATTTTTCAATATAGCCGGAACATTTCATAGATGTTATGAAATTATTTTCAATATCTCCACCTATCTCAATAGAAGTTAAAGCTATTTGAAAAATGCCTTTCGCTAATTCTTTTGAAATCAATAATTTCTCAGGTTTCTCTTTTGGTCTTATAGCGTTACTATAATTATGGTTATGATTATTCATATCTTCACAATTTTCACATTTTTCATAATGTGTACAATCTTCACAATGTTTACTCATACTAAAACCTCACTCTTTATTTATTCAAACCTACAATTTCAAAAACATAGTGTCAATAAAAAAAATAAATATTTTTACAAAATTTTAATACTTGACAATAACTGTAATTGATTCAATATAAAGCTATAAACCGGTTGTTATAAGGTAAATCATGCGAAAAAGGTAAAAATGCAGATTCCACTTATAATTCGTGCCCTAACCGGAACCTTTGAACTAACTGGTTTGTATTCTTTCGAGTTTGTGGATAAGAAGCGTAAGACTATTACCGAAATTTTCTTCATGATACCGCCTAAAAAAAAGGAAATGACTGAGGTTACGAGATCCACGACCAACCCCACACTTTCAAGCAATTATAATACAGACGCAGGGAACGGAACTAAGCAATTAAGTCTGAGCGGAGAACTTTTCTTTCCGTATGTAGGTAGTCCCGACAATCCGGTCGCAAGAGATGGATCAGCTCTTGAAAATCAAATAGACGGTATGACCGAATTTTTTAAACTTCAATGGATGTTAATTAGATACAGAGATTACACCATGACGAAGAACAGTAAAATGACTATACCTTCTACTGTTATGAACAGCAGTCCTGAAGTTACCGCACTTTACAAAAAAGTTTCTAAATTGGTAAAGAATAAAATCGGTGCGCTTTATGATGAAATACAGCTCATATTTCATGACTATGATATGGATGATCATTATTACGCCCGTATAGATACTTTTACAAGCTCACAGACCGATACAAGATTTGGTACCTCCGAATACACAATAAGTATGGAATTATACGAAAGAGATCATAACCAAGTTAGCAGCAGTCCAGAGGTTAAGATAAGCCTTAATAAAGCCGTGGACGCTGCAAATACACAGCTTCAAAGCACTAATTTCACCGAAGCATATAACAGTATTCAGCAGCAAATTGCTTATAATGTCGATATTTATAGAAAAATTATAGCCATACAAGATTTATTAGCCGGTATTGATGAAAGTAATACAGCCATTCAAGCCGGAACAGAAATACCACAGGATAACCTACCTTCTTCATTATCTCAAATGATTGAAACCGTATTAAGTCTTCAAGCTTCAATGCTTAATATTTTTCTCACAAGTGAACAGCTTGCGCTTTACGAAAGCGGAGATATTACCATTGACGATATTCTCGATATTAACAACATATCTTTTTATAATGTTCTGCAGAAACTAGAGGTTTACGCTAAAAGTATGTCAGGCATTATCAATTCTACTGTTAAAAAGGACGAGATTAGGTATTATGCAAGTGCTGATGATTATACCCTTACTACCGAACAGTTTGATGAAGACGGAAGCAATAAAGTCGTTAATGATTCTACTTTTGAATATTATACCGTTTTAGAGGGTGATACAGCCAGAATAGTAGCTCTTCGAGAACTTCTTGACGCTGAAAAGTTTATTTCAATTCTTAAAATAAATAATATCACCGAATCCGATTTTATTGAAGGAAATTTAATAGGTCAGCAGATAATAATACCGGTTGAAGTAAGTGCGCTGAGCCGGTCCGATGATAACCTTGTCTATGTTGCCGATGATAGCGATATAAACACTTTTATTCACGGTTCGGATATAGCTCTTGATGTAAATGGGAATATAATGGTTTCTTCTACAGGAGATATTCTGGGTCAGTCTGGAATACAAGTTACTTATGACAGTCTTATGAATAGGCTCAATTCAAAAAAAGGCAGTCTGAGCGTATTCTCCCCGAATTGGGGTGTTACAAGCATAGGGGACGGAAATGCGCCTTTAATGGTCAGAATACAGCGGTATATAACAGACCTTACGAATCAAATTCAAGCCGATGCACGGGTAGAAAGCGTTAAAATAGATATGAAAAGTCTGAGATTACAAGGCGAATCCTTTTCTTTAAAAGGTACAATAAATTTCATAGGCTCTGAAGAAAGCAGAGAGGTAGAAATATAATGTCTGAAATTCTAAAAGCATATACAGCGGATCAGCTTAAAACAATGGGGAGAAATCTCGTACTTGCCGAAGCCATAGGACTTACAGATTTTAATGATGGTGGTAAAACAAAAGCTATTATAGATATGGTTGCGGATATAGTCGGGGGAGTTTCTTTTGATGTAAAAGAAGGTATTTATAAAGCTATACCAATAGCTCTTTACGAAGGTTTTGGATTCAAGAAAAAAGCTGCGGTCAGTGCAAATGGTTATTTAAGACCATATCGAAAACCTGCTATGACTATAAAATATACGGGAGCCGGTACCGCTGCTTTATTAACGGTTACAAGTACAAATATCAGTGCTACCGTAACCGGTGCGCCAGGAGATGCGTTTACCCTTGCTTTTAGTAGTTATGATAAGACCGATGTTTTAGCTGCTGCTATTGACGCACTTACAATTTGGGAATGTACAGCTATCAAAGATGTGAA